TTTACAAACGGCCCAAAAAGCAGACATACCAGCCAGTGAATTAACACCATATGTGAATTTCCTTGCTCCACAAATCAAACAAAGAAGCAAAATCGAAGGAACTAATGATATATTAAATCAAGTTTATGGTGGCAGAAATGATGGTAGCTATTCTCCAGTAGATACGTTATCACAAGATTCAGATGAAGATATAATTGGAAATCCACAAGCCGGAAATCTACCAGATGAAGCAATTTCACGAATTGCAGCTATTGACCCAGGTCTTGCAAGAATACTACAAGATCAAAAAAATACCGCAAGACAAGAAGAAAGAGATTTCGCAAAAAGATCGTTTGAAAGAAATAAAGACTATCTAAAAAGACTTGATGAATTTGATTACAATAGCAATAGATTTGATATAGCATTAAATCAAATGAACCAGGCACTTGAATCTGGTGATTTTGAATCATTCCGAAATGTTATTGGTGATATGACAGGTCTAGAATTTGTCAAAACTGGATCGGCTCAAGTTGTAAACTCAGCGAGTAAAGAGTTTCTAATTTCATCACTTGGTGAAATTACTGGCAGACCGAACCAATTTTTGGATCAACAAATAATTAAGGCATTGATTAATCCCCAATATACACGATCAGCAAATAAATTAATCTTGGAAGGTTTAAGAGGCATCCATGATCTTAAAAAGAAAGAAAGTGTGATAGCCAGAGATATTGAAGACAAATATACATCAAAAGGAAAAGAAGTCCCGAGAAACTTTCAAGCACTTGTAAAAAAGCAACTATCCAAAGATGTGGAAGAGTTTGAAAAATCATACACAAAAAAATTCACAGATCTTAATAAAAGTATTCCTGAGGCAAAATTGGGGACAACAGAAACAGTAGAAGAAATGCCCAAGGCAGCGGATTTGCCAGAAGGTGCTATAGTTGAAAATAAAAAAACCGGACAAAAATTTAAAGTAGTCGGCGGTAAATATAGGAAGATATAATGACGTATCAAATCTATTATCCTGAATCGGAAGACGTGAATTTTGAGATATCATATCCTACTAAAAAAGAATATGAATCTGAAAAAATAAAGGATATCGGAAAACAATCAATCCTTGGCACATTGCTTGGCCCTGGAGCGTATGGCAATATATTAGATTTGATACGTGCACAACCAAAAAACGAATTATTACCAGGACAAGAAGTTTTATATAAAACGGAATTTGAAGCACCGGAAAAATATTTGCCCTATTATCAAGAAGAGGATGTTGTTCCATTATATTCAAAGTTGGCATCAAGTAAAGGTATAGAAAATTTCTTACAGCGTCTTGGAATTGACACCGAACCATATACACAATCTGGCAAAACAGCACGTCGAATTACTCAAGGAGCTAGTGCCGCAGCAGCAACATTGCCAATTCCAAATGCAATTGTTGCAGGAGCGGTGGGCGGAGCAGCAGGAGGCCTAACAGAAGAATTGACTGGATCTCCATTGTATGGAGATGTTGCAGAAATTACTACTAATATATTGGGATTATTAAAAGGAGGCCCAGCGGGCGCTGGTTCTCGAGGTCAAAAAATCTCCGCCCTAAAAAATTTGGGATTTGAAGCCGATGAAATAGCACTGCTTAGTCAAGGTGAAGGTAAATTAAATTTTTTGGGAAAGTTAGCATCAAAAGATGCTAAAATGGAAAATTTGTTCTCAAAAATTTACAAAACTCATGGAAATCTTTACGACGGGCTACGAGAGGCCTCTAAAGATTTTGGATACTTAAGCGGAGAAAAGGGTGAGAACTTTCTCACAAATCTAGAAAAAGTATTCTCAGATTTGACACCGGGTCAGCAAGAAGTGGCTCAAAAACTGACAGAAGAATTTAGCACTAAGCCTTTTTCGTTTAAATCTATGATGGATTATATCCAGGATTTGAATATGAAATACGGCACTTTGAAAGGTGGAAAGAAAGCCGTATTAAAATTAAAAGAACCAGTAATAGATGCTATGTACGAATTAAACCCTGAAGCTGCTGGTGTTTTTGATGAACTACAATCAAGTTATGGTAATTTCAAAAAAATAGCTAAAAGTTTAAAACCCGGAACTCTGGATGATCTGCTTGACGCAGGCGAAATGTTCGCGCTGGGCAAAGGTTTGATCGAAAAAGACGGTGGGATCATTCAAAAAATACTTGGATTCGCAGGAGCAAGAAAACTTGCTAGAGAATATTTAATAAATCCTGATCTCCAGGGAATTATTTTAAGAATAGCGAAAGCTACCAATGAAGGCAAAACGCAATTAGCGGAAAGCTTAGCAAGAAAGCTTCCAAAATATTTACCTAAAGAGATTTCACAAGAAGAAATAATGGCAGAACAGTAATGCATAAAATTATAAACATCATCTCACTTCTCCTTAATTCGTAAATATCGTTCTTCCAAAATCAGAAGTCTGCTGTGAAAATCTTTCATTTCATCATTGAAATCTTTTCTCAAGGCCTTCATTTCTTCATCCGATTTTCTCCAATCAGATCGAGATTCAGTCCTGGCCCAAAAAAACAATACCGCATTAGCTAAAAATAAAGTAACAACTTGTAACCAATCCATAATTAAATTTCCCAGTTAAAACGTTTATTCATGAGGTAAACTCCAATAAATTCCCCAAGAAAGCAATAGGGCTGAGACGATACAAATGAAAATCAAGAACATGGTCACCTCATTTCTCCTTATCCTTCTGCAATTCAAGAAATTTTGTATGAAAATCTTTCATTTCTACCTGTATTGCAAAAGTTAATTCTCGTATTGCATCTATTTTGTTATCTAAATGGCGAACGTCCGCTCGGCCTTCTGTGCGATTCCAAATAAATAGACCAACCACGCCCAAGAAAAATATTGCAAATTGAATCCAATTCATAATCCCTCATTTTACATAACCATATCAAATAGACAGATTTACGCGCAATCACAAACTCTAAAACGCTTACCATTTAAAAAATTTTATCCAAATAATAATATTAAGTAGAGAAACAAACTCTGGAGGAATCCGAAAAAGTACCTAACTAAATGAGTTGCCTTTGTGATGACGGGCAACTCAAACGCCAGAACCACATATAGGCGTTGCTTACACATGAGGAGAAATCAATGGTCAAATTAAACCGTTCATACGGCTTGGAAAAGGGTCTTAACGACATTTTCCCAAGTCCAGTCATTGCAAGTCGAGCCCCGACGACAAGCGATAAAAATCATCCGCTAGGGCGCGAGTGGGTCAACAGTTCCACTGATGCAGTTTGGGTGCTTACTAGTGTTGCCTCTGGGTCTGCGACTTGGACAGCTATGGCAGCTGGCGGAGCAGATGTGGACACACTCACAGGCGATAGCGGCGGAGCAATTTCGCCCATCGGCAATAACATTACGTTAACTGGCGGTACAAACGTCACAACAGTTGGCGCGGCTGGTGCGATTACATTTAATCTAGACGACTCTATTTCGCTTGCAACATCAGTCATTTCACCACTTTATACCGTAGGTGCTGGAACAGATCTCACAATCAATGCTGTCACAGGTCAAGATATTGTTTTGGTTATGGGAGATGCCGCAGGTGCTAACAAGGTATCTTTCCAAGATAACACCGCGACCGAAGTCTTTTCGATTGATTCTAATGGTGGCATCCCGACTATTGCTGGAAACGTCGCAATCGGTGGAACTCTTACTGTAACGGGTCTCATTACAGGCAATGGATCAGCAACGCTTAATTCTGGAGGCGCAGCACTTAGTCTAGGAACCGATAACTCTGGAGACAATGTCGTAATCGGTGAAGGTAATGTTGCCCGTGCAATTACAATAGGAACTTCGGCGGCCGCGCACACAATTGCTCTCGGAAGTGCTTCTGGCGGAGCAATGACTTGGGATACAGCTGCAGGAATTAGTCTAGATGCTGCGACTGCATCCAACTTTACTTGTTCAGGAGGCGACTTAACTGTAGCTTCTGGAACAGCTGGGGTAAACATCACATCTGGAGAGGCAGCTACATCAACTGGAATAACAATCAATGCTACTGCAGCCGATGGTGGTATAACAATCGATGGCGGTACAGGTGGCATTTTGATCGGTGTTTCCGCAGATTGTTCTACTCTTTCTGTTGGCGATATAGCTCCTACTGCTAGTCGAACCACAACTATTGGTGGAGGCACTGTAATTACTGCCGCTGTGACCGATACGATAGACATCGGACCTGATGGAGCAACGACTAATGCTAACTCTATCAAAACAGTCAATGTCAATACAGGAGGCGTTACTCTCGGACAAGTCCTTACCAACATTGCGTCTGGTAACGTAACTTCCGGAACTCATACTACTTCGATTGCAACAGGAAACAGAGTCGCCGGAACAATGGCCCTCAATTTGATGACTGGTACTGGCACAAAGTCAATTTCGGTCGGTAATGCAGATGGTTTGACAACTTCAAGTTTCTTAGGTGTTGTTAATCTCAATGCTAGCCAGAACAATAATGTTAATATCTGTTCAGGCACTTCGACGGGAGCAGTAGCGATCGGAAACGGTCTCGCAGGCGCAATCACAGTTGATACAGCTGCAGGAATTAGTCTAGATGCTGCGACTGCTTCGAATTTGACTGTAACTGGAGCTGCTGATCTTACTATAAACTCTACTGCTGGTGGAGTAGATATCAGTTCTGGTGAAGCTGCTACTTCAACTGGTATTACTATTACTGCGACGGCTGCAGATGGTGGTATCACCATGGATGCAGGAACAGGAGGAATCCTCATCGGTATCTCTGCGGACTGCTCAACGCTTTCTGTTGGGGATATTGTTCCAACAGCTTCTAGAACGACTACCATTGCTGGCGGAGCGGTTGCTACGGCAGTTACTGATACAATCGATATTGGTCCTGATGGAGCAACCACGAATGCGGGAGCCATAAAAACAGTCAATGTCAACACAGGAGCTGTAGATACAGGCCAATTGCTGACAAATATCGCTTCTGGTGCATGTACAAGTGGTACACATACCACATCGATCGCTAGTGGCAATAGAGCAGCTGGTACGATGACACTGAATTGTTTCACCGGTACTGGAACGAAAATTGCTAATATCGGTAATGCAGATGCTGGAACTACTTTAAATATTGATGCAGTTACTTTAATAAACGATTCTGTTAATGCTAATACAAGTATCAATACTGGTACCTCAACTGGTGCGATTACAATTGGTAACTCTGCAGCTGGCGCCATTGCTTTAGATACTGATGCTGATTTTAGCATCAACGCAGATGATGCATCGACGATCAGTGTAACTGCTGGAACGTTAGATATCGATTCAAGTGGAGCTTTAAGCATAAACTCTTCTGCTGGTGCAATTAACATCGGTAACGATGATATTGACCAAGCCGTTAATTTGGCAACAGACGGAGAACGTGCAGTAACGGTAGGTTCTGTAAATGGAGCCGCATCTTTAACTTTGCAATCTGGAACCACTGATATCACAGTCACAGGTACCGTAAAAGAAATTGATGCTGAATTTTTGTTTGCTAGCGGTCTTTATGTAGAAATTGATACTGATCCATTAGCAATGATTGCAGATGGAACATATGGAGTACCAGCAGGAGCAACCGGAGAAACTGATTATCTTTCTTTTCCAAATGGCCTCCAAATGGAACAGTTCATTATCGGAGCGGGTCAAACCATTCTAGCACCAACAATGGGAACAAATGGTCTGGCTATCAATCTAGATAAAGCAGTTTCAGAAGGAGCCGAATACAATTTTGATGCAGCTCGGACGAATTCTAAATATGCATTTACAATTGGAACAGATGCAGCTTTCTTCTTTGAAGTCGATCTTTATATAAACGATATGGATGGAGCAGCTCCTTATGTAATTGGTTTTAGAAAATCTGAAGCCAATAATGCAACATTTGCAAATTATACTGACTATGCATGTGTAGGTATGAATGCAGCTACTTCTGGTACAGAAGTTGTTACAATAGATGAACTCAATGGTGGTGGCCAAACAATTACTAATACTGGTCAATTGTGGGGAGGTGATGGTACCACAAATACTCTGACCGTTCTAGTTAGTGCAGCAGGGGTTGTAACTTATCAGTTTAATGGTGGCGCATTAGGAGGAGCCGGCGCATTCACTTTTGATAATGGAGATGTAGTATGTCCATTTATTCGGATTGAACATTCCGCATCCGCGACCGATGTAGCCATCAATCAAACGATGAAAATCGGATACCAGGCTTAACTTTAACGCAGGAGAATAATAATGGCTTATCCCAAAAAGATCACCTTCGATACGTTAAGGTCAGCAGCTTTTGGAGCCATTGGAGCAGCTTATGCAGCAGTGGGGGACGCCTTTGCGCGTCCTCCACGTATCATAAAAATCTCCAATGCTACAGATGCAGATGTTTTCTTTTCATTAGATGGTACTAACGATCATGATTATATTTCAGCTAATGGATTTGTACTTTATGACCTTACTGCAAATAAAGTCCGAGATGATGGCGCTTTTCTTGCACAAGGACAAAATGTTTACCTTAAAAGAGTTTCAGGAGCTCCTACAAGCGGAGCTGTTTACATAACAGTAATGGGAGCATCACAATGAGCCAATCTGGAATGTTGGGTAATTCGACTTCACCAGCGGCAGATGTTGAATATTTGGTTGGTGATTCTGGAGGTGCAGTAGGGCCTAATGGGTCATTTGAAATTAATGTTCTTGGAAATCCGGACATCGATGTCGTTGGAAATCCCGGAACAAATACTCTTCAAATGACAAATTTGACGAAAGTTTCGAAATATGTAGTAGATTCGACGGCAGGTGCAGCTCCTTATCAAACCATTCAAGCAGCACTGAATGATATTGCCACTGATGCAGTAGACGCATTAGTTTACATTCGGCCTGGAACATATACTGAAAATTTGACCTTTCCAGATCAAAATGTAACCATGGAAGGTGATAGAGGAGGTAATATTATTATCTCTGGAACTCATACACCTTCAGCTGTTTCGAGTCTGTCTTTAGACAAAATACAAGTACAATCAGCAACAGATATTTTCAATTCAGCAGCCGCTGGAGCGGGAAATATAGAATTAAATTCGTGTTTTGTAACTGTCACAAATGGATATGTCTACAATTTGCCAAATTGGACAGGAACACTACTTTTTGATGATAGTGGTGATGGAAGTACAAATAATGGTGTTGTAAATAACACTTCATCAGCTTCTATTAAATTCATAAATTCTGAAATTGGTGCTGGATCTGGCCAAACGATGACTTTGAGCGGTACTGGCACAGTTAGATTTGATACATGCAATATCAGTTGTCCTATTTCAATTACAGGTAGTGGTTCTGTTTTAGGCCAAAATGGTTGTAAATTTGCAAACACAATGACAATCGGAGGTTCAAGAACCGGTACGATTGTCAACTCAGCTTTTATAACAGGAGCTAACGCAGCTTTTGTGATGAGTTCATCAGGAGTATTCACTCTCAGTGATGTGAGTATCGATTCAAGTAATGCAACACCAATTCAAGGTGCCGGTGCTGGCGATTTGGCATTGATTGGCGTTTTGATGGTTGATGAACAGCAAGTTGGAGCATCGGTTATTACGCCAGAATTGAATTTTGATGCCCGGGGAAACGGTAGTACTGTAGGAGCTGTTACTGCCGATCTATTGACTTGGACGATGCCTTCTTCGCCTTGTGTAATCGTATTTGATTCTCGAGTAGCAGGATTCGATTCAGTTACTCCAGCGGGAGTAGGTTACAATGTATTTGGTTCTGTCCGTACAGATGGTGTTACAGCTACATTAGTGGGTACGCCAGACAAAGTTATCAATGAGGAAGCTGCATTAGCAGCTGCGGATGCAAATTTAGTCGTTAGTGGAAATTCAGCCATTGTAAGAGTTACTGGTGTTGCGGGATTAACACTATCATGGACTTCTTATTCTGAATTTACACAAGTAGGGTTGTAATGGCAGGTTTTGACAATGACACGATTTATGGTGAAAATCTCGATGTAGGTGTTCATCCTAGTACAGGAACGCCAACTGGATCATTTGAGAAGGACGACTCTGGTAATGAAGTAAAGGTACAGGTTAGAAATACTTCAGACACTTCAGGTTCAGATGCTCTTGAAGAAATAAGAGTTGGTGGTTCAAATGGAGGAGATGCATTTATAAGGTGGTCAGTTGACGATATCAATAGCTATGCAATGGGTATTGATACTAGTGATACAGATTCTGGCGAATCAAAATGGAAGTTAACAAAACGGGCAAACGGCTCTGCCGATATGACTTCATCCAGCACAACGATTCAAAGTTTTGATTATGCCAGTGGTGGTTCACCTCATGGAAGAATGGCTTTTCCAATTGACAATATGTCTCTAGGGACTTCCTTAGATGCAGATGAAGTGGGTTTTTATATATTTAATTCTAATTCTGCGGCAGATTCAAATGCGAGAATAAATATCAATGCGCAAGGTGCTTCTAGTCAAGGATATATTACATATACAGGACAGGGAGTCAGTTGGTATCATGGAGTAAATAGGACTAATAGCAATGCTTTTGAAATAAGTCAACATGCCACTAACCCTTTTAAAACTGCATCAAAAATGATGGTTGTTAAAACAACAGGTGAAGTTACATTTCCTTTAACTTCTCAGTTTGAAGCAACAGTAGATCCAGGGACAGCTCAAAATAATGTTACGGGCAATGGTACTGCTTATCATATGCTTTACAATGTAGAAGTAAATGATGCGAATGCAGATTATAACCCTACGACAAGTGTTTTTACAGCACCTGTTGACGGGAAGTATTTATTCTCATTTGGTTTTGTATTAGACAATGTAGTTGGAAATAACTATGTCGCAAGACTTGTTACAACTTCTCAAACTTACCAGTTTCGACGAGTTAATATAACTAATTTGAAATTAAGTTCAAATTCTTTTGGCGATCAGATGTCAACAATTACATCTTTGTCAGCAGGTGATACTGCATATGTTGAAATACAAGTGGCCAATGGTGCCGGCGATACAATTGATATTGATGTAACAGATACAGCTTCATGTAGATTTTGTGGATTTTTATTAGGATAAATTATGGCAGGTTTTGACAATGACACGATTTATGGTGAAAAGTTAGATGTAGGAGCACACCCGAGCACTGGAACGCCTTATGGTTCATTTGAGGTTGAAGAAGCAGGAAGTGAGGTCAAAGTTCAGATTCGAAATACTTCAAACACAGCTGATTCTGATGCTTTGATTGAAGTGCGGAATGGTGGAACCAATGGCGGAGATCCTTATTATCGTTTAGCAGTAGATGATTCGCATTCTTGGGCACTCGGTGTTGATACGGACTCTCCAACTGGTTGCCAATTTGTTTACAGAAATGATGGAGATGCAACGCCTTCAAGTTACACAAATCGAGTTTGGCGCGTTGATCATGATAGCGTAGATCCATCTTTAGGTTTAACCAGATTCATTGTTAGAAACAAGATGAACGTTGCCTCTGAGGGAGCTGGAAATGCATCTGTGGGATTAAATTCGAATGGCGAAGGCGATACAATTATAAGTTTCAGTCAAGTATCAGCAGCTGGTGATGCACGTATTGGAGTGGGATTGACAGCAAATAATTGGGATATTGGATGGGATGGATCTGATAATTATTTATATATAACTCAACACGGCACTACTCACTGGCCTCCTGATTCTACAAATACGAAGATGAAAATGACTACCGCTGGAGTAGTCACATTTCCCAAAACTTCAGCTTTTTCTGCTCAAGCTGCAAAAGCATCAAATGTAACAGGAGCTGGCACAAAATATAATATTGGAACTACCGTTGCTTATACTGAAATATTTGATCAGAATTCAGATTTTAACACTAATGGAACTTTTACAGCGCCTGTAACGGGCAGATATTTATTAAGTGGTTTTGTTAGCGTTACTGATTTAACAGCAGCAATGGTAAGCGGTGTCTTACATATACTTACTAGCAATAGAGAATATTTTCCGGGTTTTATTAATGCTGGTGCTGCACGGGGAGATCCTGCCTCACAAAATAGATATGTATTTCCGTTTTCTGTTTTAGCGGATATGGATGCAAATGATACAGCTTATTTACAAATTGAAGTCGTAAGTGGTGCTGGCGATACAGCTGATGTTACGGCAACATTTGGAGGAATATTAGTATGTTAATGAGGACAAAAAATGAAGATTAAAGTAGATGATCAAGAGGTATTTCAGCTTGAAGAATGGGAAAAGGCGGTCATCAAAAATGATATTCCTACAGAGGAATTTGATGCTGATATGAAAAGACGTCTAGAATGGGTTCTCAAACACAAAGCTGAACAATGTTATAAGCGATTTGAACAAGAATGGATTGAGAAACTGAGAAATGATGGATCAGTGAAAAGCATTCCAACGGATAAAAAATCATTTGTTGAATTAGTTGTTGCAAGACCAGATTATAAAGATCGATCACGAAGGATTTTAGAAGAAGGAAGTGAACAATGATTACAAAACTAGTTATCACGATTATTGTGGTTACTGCTGCATTAGCAGGCGGTTGGGCTTCTAAATTCTTTTTAGGGAATGACAATCCAATCGAACAAGAAGCAGAAAAAATTATTGAAGAAAATATTGGTTATAACATAGATTTGTCACAATAAAATGGTTGCTTTTATCTTTTTTATTGGAGTATTTTTGGCTACTGTGGTAGGATTAACGCTATCTCTTGTAGATAAAAATAACTGAGGTGACATGCGAATAGAAGAATTTAAACAAGTAAACAAGGGAGCTCTTAAGGCTACTTTCAATGTCATAATTCCAGAATGGGGTATGACAATCCGTAGTTGCTCATTCTTCGAACAAAACGGGAAAAGCTGGATTGGTTATCCGTGTCGTGCATATGATGATCCAACTTCAGGTAAAAAGAAATTTTTTAGTTTCATCTTATTTGATGAAAAGGTAAAACCAAGGATAGAAAAAGCAATTCGAGAAGAGTTGAGCAAATTCCTAAAAGTCGAAGAAGAACGTGCTATGGAATTTGACGAAGATCTCCCATTTTAGGAGAAAAAATGGCTAAAAAAGCTGAATCAAAAACTAAACTGTATAAAGGCAAATCCGTTCCAAGAGGTGAAGAGTCTAAACTTCGGGAAAAGCCAGGAATGGGCTCCGCTGGGAAATACAAAAATTTGCCCAAAGAAGCTTTTGCTGGACCTGACGGAACATATCCGATCAACGATATCGCTCATGCTCGCAATGCGCTTGCAAGAGCGCACTTTTCGCCCCAAGCTGCAACTATTAAGAAGAAAGTTTACGCAAAATATCCAGGCTTGAAGAAAAGAGCCGAAGAGCGTAAAGGATCTAAAAAAGGTTAAACAATGTTAGGTATTAAATGGCTAAAAAATCTTATCCAAAAGGCCCCAAAGCCCAAGCAAAAGTCGGAAAAGTCATGCGCGAATGGGAAGAAGGCAAGCTCCACAGCGGGTCAAAAAAAGGCCCAGTCGTATCGAACCAAAAGCAAGCAGTCGCGATAGCTTTGTCCGAAGCTCGTAAAGCTAAAAAGAATCAAAGAAAAAAATAATTCTTCTCTACTCCGCTTGACAAAAAAAGTGCAAAGGTTAAAATTTTCAGCGAAGTTCATGTCAAACTTCGTTAGACGGAAGAATGGATACTCTTCCTCTTAGTTATCGGGACTGCCCGAACGTTTTTTAAAATTTTTGGATTTTTTTAAAAAATATCCAGGCCCTCTTCAGGAGGGCTTTTTTAATGCGGTCGATCCGGATATAAATAATCGTTAGGATCGATCGGTTTAATGGTCCCTTCTTCAACAATCTCTTCAATAGGCCTAGGATGCGGTACAATGTCCGGAGGCAGGCAACCTAATAGGGAGGTAGCTTTAAACAAAATGAATGCAACAGCGGTCAAATAAACGGCCATACGGACGAAATTGACTAATCGGCTAACTAACATCATAAATTATACCTTTTTTAGTTTCTCTTAAAATATTTGGATATTGATAATGGTCAACAAAACCTTTGTCACCAAATACTAATTCCTTTTCAAGTTTTTCCATTTGCAAATACAAAAATATTATTATGAATATTGCTGTAAATATTGCAACTACTTTGACCAGTACTTTACTTCTTACCATGAATGCATTTTATCGCGTCAACGAATTCGACGACAAGTTCAGATATTTTTTTTCTGCTAGAGATGAAAACGATAAGTTTGCTATATAGTGCGCTATTGAACAAAAAAATTTGAGGAAAAGAGCGTGGAACAAAAAAGCCAGACCATTCCCAATTTTGAAAAATTTAATATGGAAGAATATGCTAAAAAATGCTGGGAAAAGTCAAAAAGGGAATCGTATTACAAAGATCTGATAAATATCATGATCGTAAATTACGAAATATTCCGAAAGTTGCCCTTTTTTGCAGAAATATAAATTTATCTATTATTTCTGGCTCAAATTTACGCAACGTAATATATGTTATCAGTCTCAAGTCTTTTTTTAATTTGTGGAACATATTCGCTCCTATGATATGATATTCAATTCCCAGGTGGGGCCTGGTTTGGATCGGCAAGGCTATGCACGGAATGGCAATAGGAATGGATCGGTTGGGAAAGGCAAAGCAACGCAAGGTTAAAAAAACATGTCACTATCAATCATAAACAAATCTTCGATGGGATTGATGATTATTTCTAATGATCGACAACATCGAATGTCGATTTTACAACCCAAACAAATTCAACCATTTCCTTGGGTACTCAAAAGCATCAGCCAGAATCCCAACGATTATTCATTCCTTTTTGTTGACAACAGCGGCAAAGAAACAAAATTCTTAGATGTAACAAGTATAATTAAAACTGTGAAAGGATATGAAATCAGTTCATAATCAAAATTTCCAATCCAAATTCATGATAATTGAATGACTTCTATAATTTTCTCCTCCATTGAGTAATCTATACTCAATTTTGGTGATGCTGTGTTCGGTTAGTGGGATCCCAAAACCGCAAAATATTTGACTACATGGCAATGTTGATTTGTTAGTAACTTCAATTCCACTGAGTACAAAAGGAGAATCCCTATTGAAATTATAAATTGACAAATCCACATGTTCACGCAACAGTTCGATTCCAAGACCAATACCAGCATATGAATGGAGCCAATTAAGTAGAAAATCCATTTGCCAATCACCACAGAAATTGCACATGAGAGCCATTGAGCTCATATGTCCAGCATTCAATGTAATATTGGCATCGGTGTGTCTATTTTCTTTTAAATCATTATGACGATAAGAACCTTCGATCTCGATCCGAGTTCTGTTTAATTTATACCCAATACCGATACCCATCAGATAACCAGGTTCAACACCAAAGTATTCATCAATCATTTCATGACTAACAGCAAAAGAAGCACCGCCGAAGCAACGTGTATAGACATTGGTCATTTCGACGCCAAACATTTGACTAACTAATCCTGCGAATGTGAATAAAAAAAATCCAAGAATTCTCATAACACCTCCGAAGGCATCATACAAACTCTTGGATTTTCAAGCTATCAAGCTTTGTTTATCAATGTCCAAATTTCAATAGGAGGCCCGCGGTAAGAACTTAAATCCACTCCTATAAGCTCAGGGATTTTTGAATAACTTACAGAACCTACGCGCATATATTTTTGATATTTATATCCGCCACCCATACATGGATTTCCTTGGCACTCTTCTCTAAACTTTTTTTCCAGGGCGTCCACTTCTTTTTTCAACGCCTTTAACTCTTGTTTCCGATCATAGAGCTGTTGGGCTTTCAAAATCCAATCTTCATCTTTTTGTCTAAAATCCATATCGGTGAGTTCTGGCATTTCAAAAGAAATAACTTTATCCCAAAACTTTTCTTCCTTTTCCATGAGTTTGTCAATGTAGTCTTGGTCTCGCGGAACCTCTACAATGATTCCCTCGCCTTTACGGTAAGAGAAATAGTCTTCGATCGGATGATCGTTGCCCGCTAGATGGTGCATTACTTGTGGGTAATATTTTTCAGGAATTTTACCACTGCGGGCGAGTTCATGGTCATGCTCATTAGGACATTTGATTTCGACCGCTCGGTTACCGTCAAGTGTCAGCCCATCTAGAGAAGACATCATAAATGGCTTATTCGGATGGAAAACAACCTTCGGCACAACAATCAAGCCCGTCATCTTTTGGTAAGCTAGTCTTGCCTCTTCTTCCAGTTCTTTACCTCTCTGCATGGCAAAATTCTCTGGCTGGCTATCAATCAGCCCCAATTTCTCTTGCCAGAGCTGATAAGGAGTGCGCCATGGACTTACACCCATAATTATCGGCGCATCTGAAGCACCAATATATTTTTTGCGCATTTCTAGCCATTCTTGCGTATTTTGTTTGACATCCATGTGATCTCCTAAATTTAAGCTGTTTTTTCTTTCTTCATTTCTAAATTTCTCTTGATTTGCTCATATAGATCTACGGTTAAATCATCCAATGATGCAATCTTATGAGTATTCTTCAACCAATCGCAAACGTTTTTGAGATAGGTCGTATCGCCATTGATCATTTGCTTGAGTTCAGTTACCTGTAACGAAGTGATGTTTTTTGATTTTTTAACCTGTTGTTTTTCTTCTTGGTTTTTTGGGGGCTCAAACTTGGTCGAGACATCGTTGTCTGCATCTTCACCCGTAGGTATACACAAGGCTTTCAACACAGCAATTTTGAAAGCATATGAATAAGCTATTCCAGGACCTTTGTCCGCATTGTTAATTCCATATCCACAAGCACGAGTTACAATTTTATCATCTGGTTTATCCACATTGATAAATTCAACATCTAAGGTAATTTCCGTTCGATTTCCAACTTGGGTTAGGCTTACGACCGAAGGCCATGCTAATACGCCGTGATTAATCAAGGCTGGTCTTAATGCTAGGGTTACTTGGTCATGCGAGACAAACCTATATTGGCCATTTACTTTTGCGTCTCCTTTGCAAATATAGTCAACATCTACCATTATACCCAACAATCTTTGGTGTATATTTTTATTTTGATTCATTTTGGTTCTCCTGTTTTAATGGTTAACGACTTGGTTTGCATAATCCTGGACAAGATTGACCCATCCCTTGAGCATCTCATCCGTCTGTGTCCAGCTCTTTTGTGGCTTTTGTCCCATCTCACGCTTTTGTAGCTTGGGTTGACTTCTTGGAATCTTAAGGCCAAAGTATCCGCATATCTCTTCTAAGTGAAACTCAAGGTTGGAAATGCAACCCGTCTTGTAGATATCTTCTAGCAATCCAATAAGATGATCTTTGGCGTGGTCATAATCAATAAGGTCTGGGCGATACTCATTACCACCTAGATTGTATTTATCGTAATCAAAGTAAGACATTTTGGTTCTCCTGTTTAGTTAACTGTCGATCTCTCTCTGAGACCAACCATTTGACTACACTATAGTCCAGTCGGCTGAATTTACGCAAGCCGAAAGATTCAATCTTGCAAAAAAACGCCCGTCTCCCTAGGATAAGTCACCGTTAACCAATAGGGAGAAACAATAATGGAACTTGATTACTACTTATTCAAAAATAAAATTAAAAACAAGGACTTTGCCCAAGAGATTGGGATTGGGCTCAGCACGTTAAATAATATTTTGACAAAGCGAGCCACACCAAACCTGCGCAACGCATGGAAAATCACGCTGGCAACACATCGAGAAGTGGATTTTTCGGATTTATTATCGACCACAGATAACAAAGAGATACGCAAATTCGAGAGAAAGGTTATTGATAACTTAAAATTTGAACAACTAGACTAGAAAATTCTTGCGAATTAAGAGCTAAAAGCTTACTCTCCGGCCATGGATTTGTCAAGGAAAAAAGGCAAAAGGGCGGGAGGGCCAGGAGAACCACCTCACAACCCCCCCTGTGTTGCTTACACACGACAATTTAACTATCCTGAAGAGGTAGCTAAATTGATTGATCGTAGTATACTTAACTCGGATATTTCCTTCCAGCAAAAAAAAGCCCCCCTAAAAATTAGGGAGGCCGATTCAGTTGGTTATAATGATTTCAAGTGTTTGGCTAAACCCCTGGATTGCACTCTCAGGAAAGCCTTTGTCATCTCCCGTTTCCCCCTCGAGGAAATTGTCCGTTTAAACCCCGAGAATTTTCCCCTTACTCCATCCTTAGAGCAAGCAACATTTATGGAACGCTATGCATCCAGTAAACGCTTTCACTTAGGAAAACCAATTCAAATAAGAGAAAAAAGGAGCGTTACATGAGACATGCTAGCAATCCTTCCGATTTAAATCAAATCAAACAACCAAAAAAACTCTCTAAGAAACTTCCTGCCCCACATTTTATCTTTATGCGCATATCTAAAGGATTGGAAAAGAAGTTGATAAAAATAAATTTACCTAAAATATTATCCAAAGGAGAACCAATGGAAAAAACAACCAATAACGCTATGATGTTAGATATCCCGAAGGAAATCTGGAAACATCCCAAATTGTCCCTATGCAAAAAACTGGTCTGGGGAGAAATTTATCGTGCATACGATTCTTCCATAGATGGATGCAGCCTATCCACAGATAAGATAATGGAAAATCTGAATTTGCCGAGGACGACCATTAACCATGCGATTCTGGATATGTGCGAACTTAATCTCATGTCCAAGAGCGGTTACAAGTCAAAAAATAGAATTGTCAAAGCGTATCTTCCAGGCGAACTCGAAAAAGTAAAGAAAGAAAAAGAAACTGCAAAAGAACATCCTATTACCATTTTAAAGTCCTTTCTTGTGCTTGCAGATAACTACAGAATTACTCTATCTAAGAAACTTTTCACTGAATATGGCGACCTTCTAACATATCTTAAATTTGTTCTTGTCAAATTGGAATTGATGAAGTTAGAAGGCAACTTAACGGTCGAAAGAGTTCTAAATGGAAGTATTAAAAATGAACCTATCAATATCGCTAGTCTAAAATACTTGCGTCAAATGGGTTATATTGATTTCTCAGATTAAATGAAGAAGAAGAATAAAACAAAGGTCGAAATGAAAATGCCCCCACGAGGGGGGCAACAAATGACTGAACAAATCAACAACAGAAGGTTGAACTTCTCTCGCCTAAAGGCGAAAGATTCCTGCTTCAACGTCTTTCGACTCAACAGGCGTTTAACCGTCATACCGACGGCGAATCAGTCTTGGTTTTCGACCGATGTAAGGCAGGCTACGAAATGAGTCAATTTAATGCAAGCGCCTTACATCCCGGCCCTGAAGGACCGGGTTTTGCGGCGCCGTTAGATCAAAGCGGAGAAATAAATGAGTGACATATTTAAAGTCAAAGAAAATTCATCGTTACATAAATATCGCACCGAACTGCCAAATATAATTTATGATTTAGGCCTGTCCGGCAACGAGTTTATGCTCTACGCATACTATAAAAAAATTGCTGGTGACGGTGGGGCTTGCTGGCAGTCATCAAAGACTATCTGCGAAAAGCTTGGGATTGCCGTAAGAACGCTTAGAGACCTTAAAAAATCTCTTGCAGAACCTAGAGACAAACTTGGTGGATTAAGTTTGATCACCATCACAGAAAACGTCGACGAGTCTAACGGGCGTTTGAGTGACATTATCGAGATAACGGATATATGGGGGATCAACATGCAGGTCATTTCAAATAATTCTTACCCCCGGCAAAATTTGCCCCCCCCCCCGGCAAAAAAGGTAGGGGCCCCCCGGCAAAATTTGCCCCCTAAGAAGAACCATATTAAGAAATCTACATCTAACGATGTAGATATAGGCGCGGGCGCGCCATGTATAAAATATTTCGTTTATGGCAAGGTCAAGATGAAGATGGAGGACTACGAAAGGCTAGTAGCTGATCTAGGCCAGGCGTGGGTAGACAAAAAAGTCCCGGAAATGGACGACTACATAGCCTCGACCGGCAAACGATATGCCGATAAGGCCAGAACATTGCGCAACTGGCATAAGAGAGAGCAAGCAGACGGATCCTCGTCCAATCCCATTGAAGATAACCGCGCTCATGCCGAGGCGATAGCCGATAACTTCAACTTAGCAAGAGCTAGGCAGAAACATTTGATTCTAGAGCCTTTAAGCAAAGGGATTGAGATAAGATCGACCCATCCAACGGCCACAGTGAAAACTTTTTTCTTGGAATACACCGCAAAGGGTTTCCGCGACCAACTGGACAATGGGCTGCGCAAAATGGGGCTGAAATGAAACTTTACTTCAACCACACACCCATTGCCAAGGCGCGACCACGGTTAGGGCGCGGTGGGGTCTACGATCCGCAGGAGCAAAACAAAATCGCAGCGAAGTTCCTAACTGCTCAAAGATGCCATGCTGAAGGCCATTTAAATGCCCTACAAGGCCCGATCGAGCTTAAGATGACCTTCGGGTTGCCTATACCACGATCGTTCAGCAGAAAGGCTGCAAATGCGTCAGAGGGGCAAGTCTCTCCTAAAAAGCCAGACGTGGATAATATGATCAAATTTTATATGGACGTATTCAATGGGATTGTATATGACGACGATAAGCAGGTGGTAAGGGTTGTTGCTGAAAAAATTTATAGCACGAATCCTCACGTCGAAATAACCGTAACCGAATTAGAAAATAAACAGGGATTGCATGAGCAGAAATAAAAAAGAAGAATATATGTACTTGCTTGGAAGAGCAAAAGCATTTTCTGAAATCTATACTATTCTTGAGACTATCGATAATCCATCAAAATTCGAGATTGTCCAAGATTGGACTTTAGTAATGAAAGGAATTTTTGAACAAACAGGGTTGTGGGAAGAAGCCACAATCCAAAACAAAACAGGAGAACCGCAAAATGTATACAATTCAACTAACTTATCACGACAACGAGACAGTTAATGTACAATTAAAAGATGAACAATTGAACGGGTTTTACTCGAGTTTATCTGCAAAGTCGTTGTTTTGGTTTAGTGAAGATATTCACGGATTTTGGACTGATTTAGACAAAGTCAGATGTGTTCAAGTTTTCAAAACAGAAGATGACGGAAAAATAGTTCGCCTTGTAGATGTAGAACAACCAATCGCACAATGTGATGATTGTGAAACATCAGACGAAGAGGTCTAAAATGAAATGGTCTTTTCAAGTCGTAGACATAGGAGAACTCCAAAAAAATGAAAAAAATCCTAGACGAATTTCAAAAGACCAGGCAAACAGGCTTCGGACCTCTCTCGAGAAGTTCGGGGCCTGCCAGCCCATTGTCATCAACAAAGATAAAACTATCATTGGAGGACATCAAAGATATGAAATCTTTAAGCGGTTGGGATACAAGTCTGTCGAGGTATATGTACCTGAAACAGATCTCAGCGAGGAAGAAGAAAAGGAACTCATGGTTCTGCTCAATAAAATCTCTGGTGATTGGGATAGTGATATCCTTGCTAATAATTGGTCTGTCGAATCTCTTTTAGAATACGGGTTCTTGCCAAAAGAAATTGGTATCGATTTAGAAGACATAAAATTAGACGTTACCAAGAAGCTTTCAGTTACGTTTCAATCAAGTGATAATGACGTTATTTCGAGCATCAGAGATTTAATAACTCGAATGATGAACGAATATCTTGGATTAGCAACCTATAAATTTAGGGAAAAATAATGACACTTATTTCTATCATTAAATTTATTTTATTTACAATCTTGTCAATTTGGGCAATTGTTCTTGTGGTGAATTTCATAAATTACACAAGATTTTATTTGAAGGATAGAAAAAATAATAAAGGGAATAAAAAAAATGGACCATAGACTAAAAGACATAAAAAACGTTTTTAAGGAAATTTATTGTAAAACACGTTTCGAATTTCAAAACGATTATGACAATTGGCACAGAAGATTTAGAGTCGAGGTTATTGAATTAACTGAAAAATATGGAATAGAAACAAATGCAGGATTAATTGGAAATGAAATTTGGGTTGAAAATATGATTACCTCATTAGCTTTTTCGATTGCAAAAATATCAACTCAATTGAGCACAAATCACAGCATTTATGAAATAACTGATACTTATTTAAATATACTAGAAAATAAGATTGAAAATGAATTAGAATTAATGGGGATACAATGAGAGGCCGAAAGCCTTGGAAAGAAATGCCCAAACCTACAGATGATCCAAACTATAATCGTCAGCGAGAAATAGATTGGAATAAAGTCGACAATTTATTGATTGCTGGTTGCGATGGTTCAGAGATTGCTGATCATATTGGCATTGGTAGGCACACACTTTATGCTGAGTGCAAAAAAGTAAAGGGTATTCAATTTTCCATTTACGGACAAAGGCTTAGACAAAAAGGCGATAATCTGCTTAAAGCTGCTCAATTCGATGAAGCTATCAACAAGCGAAACGTGTCGATGCTTATCTGGCTTGGTAAATGCAGACTAAAACAGAAAGAATATAGAGACGTTCATCATACTGGTGGAGTCCAGTATCAAGTAGTAAATTATGGTAATAAAAAACCTTTAAAATATGCAGAAGTTGAAGTGATAACGCCTAAAATAGAAAAACAGGAGAACCAAAATGATAATAACAAAAATGAAGGCGTTCAAGCCAAGTCAAAGATCACGAATTAGTCTTGTTCCTTATCAACATCATCTTTCGAAGGAAATGTGGCTTGTAAAAGTATTGGATTTCGGAGAAAGCTTTGAAAAAAGTGGTCAAAATATATATGACTATGCTGTATATGCAAAAAATAACGAAATGGCTGCAGAAGTAGCGTTTGCAAATCATGTTAGATATTTAAAAGATTTAATTGAATATGGACCTCTTGAATCTACAGTAGATATGAAACACAAAAAACATATATACAAAGATTTAAGCAAACCGTGAGAAAACATGATAATTTCAGAACACTTGACGGAAGATTATTTCCCGGATATGTGCAGATTCATTGATGATCTAAGGGCGGATCTCTCAAATGACTTAAAAACACATTTCAAAAATCGAAAACTTAATTATTTCCCAGATGAGATTATCGATGATGTAATTGTCCAGCTTTGCACCAACATTATTGGAAACATTTTGGGCGGATATCCAGACAGTTCTATTGGATTTGCGGTTGAGAATATCCGAGATATTATAGTAAAAGTTATTTTAAAAGTTCGAGAGGGAAAAGACGATGGTGGCTGGTCCAGTCGTAAAAATTCCAGATTTTGAACCTAGAGACTATCAATTGCCTTTGCTCCAAGCAATGGACGATGGTTGCAAACGTGCCGTCATAGTATGGCACAGGCGGTGTTTGGGTAGCGAATCCCATATTTTAATGGCGGACGGAAGTTATAAATTGCTAAAAAACATATGCGCTGGCGACAAGATAATATCTTTTGATAAAGATAAATTAATCATCGATGAAGTTGAAGAGATTTGGGAAACTGGTGAGAAAGAGTGTGTAGTATCTAGTGTGTATGGAGCTAGAGAACTGACAATGACTTATGATCACAAGCTGCTAACGACGACATCATTTTGGCACCCTACGTGGCGTCCGCGATATAAAATCAAAAATAGATCTGCAATTACCTATCATACGATTCCTTTTTCACAAAACGTTAATGACCCGGAACTTGCATCATTTCTTGGTTATATGATTACGGATGCGTCGACTAATGATAATCAACAACCAAAGTTCACGAATAATAACGAAGCGATTATTCAGCATGTTGAAGAACTTTCGGCGAAGCTTGGTTTTCAAACTACACGCACGAATAAAGGGAATGGAGTCGATTTGAGATTTTTAGGAGGAGGAAGCAGAGGGATTCCTCCGAACCCTGCAAAAGAATTTCTAAAAGAACATTCGATTAATTGCTTGAAAAAAGACAAGAGAATACCAAAGATAGTTTGGGAAATGGATGAACAATCGGTATTCGCGTTTCTGTCTGCTGTTATTGATGCAGATGGAAATATTTACATACAAAAAAAATCCAGAATATTTAAAAGGGATAGAGAGCGAACGCCGTATAAAATTAAGGCTAAAGCAGAAGTAAAAATCTCAGTAGGAGAAAGCGAATCATTATCCTGGGATTATTATTATTTATTAAGAAAGTTCGGAATAGTTTGCGGTAAAGTTTATAAAGACAGAGGATATTGTTGGACGATAAGGATTTGGGAAGCAAGTAGTGTGAATCGTTTTCTAAATTTAATCAAAACAAAATCAAAAGAAAAAGCAAGAAATGAAGCTATCGATTTAAGAATGGCCGAAAGAAAAAGAAACATTTACAAAAATAACTTTCGGCTCTCTAGACCGAAAAAATTGTATTGTAAAAAATCTCTAACATTTGATTTGAAAACAAAAAAAAGCGGAAATTTCATTTCTGATGGTTACATAGTTCATAATTCAGGAAAAGAAGTGGTTTGCTTTAACTGGATGATTAAACAAGCTTTTTGGCACCGGATCGGCACCTATGTCTATTTCTTTCCTACAACAACGTTAGGACGAAGAGTTTTATGGGATGGGAGCGACAAAAGTGGAAAGCGGTTTTTAGATTATATCCCAAAGGGAATCATCAAAGGTACGCCAAATAGTGTCGAGATGAAAATCGAGCTTGTAAATGGCAGCATCATCCAACTTGTTGGCTCAGACAAGATAATCAACGTAGGTATCAACCCCGTAGGATGCGTATTTTCCGAATTTTCCTTGCAGGACCCCAAAACCTGGGCTTTCACAAGACCGATCCTAAGAGAAAATGGAGGTTGGTCAATTTTTAATTTCACTCCGCGCGGTCATAACGCTGCTTATGACCTATATCTCATGGCAAAACATAATCCAGACTGGTTCTGCCAACGACTTAGCATTAAAGACACTGGAGTGCTAACTGAAGCCGACATGGATATCGAGCGCCGCGAAGGCATGTCTGAACAACTTATTCAACAAGAATATTATGTTAGCTTCGACCAGGGTGCCGAGGGTTCATACTACGCAAGATTACTCAACCGCGCCGAATTAGAAGGCCGACTTACGAATGTTCCTCACGATCCACATGCACCAGTTGATACTTATTGGGATATAGGCGTAGGAGATGAGACGGCAATTTTGTTTGCCCAGAAGATTGGTCAAGAGGTTCATCTGATTGATCTTTATCATGCACAGGGAGAGGGATTAGATCATTACGCCAAAATTTTGAAAATGAAGGCAGATCAGTTTGGTTGGATGTATGGAAAACATTGGGCTCCACACGATATCCAGGTACGAGAGCTTGGGTCAGGAGCGCAGACGCGCCTAGAGATAGCAGAAAAGCTAGGGATTTCATTTCTCATCACTCCTAATTTGCCCATCGCCGAAGGTATTGAGCTCGCTCGAGGGCTATTCCCTCGGCTATGGATAGATTCCGAAAGATGTAAATATTTTATAAAGTGCATCGAGAATTACCACAAGCAATATAATGAAAAGTTGAATGTTTACAGCGATCGTCCGGTCCATGACTGGTCGTCCAACGTAGCTGATGCGTTTAGATATCTTGCCGTGGCTTACTCGGTAAATCGAGGTGGTGGGATGACGGAAAGAAGTGCCCAAGAAATGGAAAATCTTTACAGAATCAGATAAAAAGCCTGTTGCCAAAGGCTACTGAGAGGACAATTATGTGGGAAATTTCTGAGTGTAAGGATAGCATCAAAACTATAAAAATTGATCTTGAAAATTTAAATAAAGCAGTCGAACAACTCAAGATCAAAGCGGAGAAATAAAAAAGCCCCGCATGGAGCGGGGCAAGGTCACATGAAGGCTATTACGCCAACGTGTGAATTATAGCGCTTAATCAATTTAATTTAACCAATTTAGCTTAATGAGTAAAAAAATTAGAATTGTTAAGCTTTGGCAAAGTTTTGAACCACCTTATACTGTTGGCGTCCATGGATTCAATTATTACAACATTTGTTTCGACAGCGAAGGATGGGCAAACGCACAAGTATATCTTCCGGAGCCATACGAATTAGTCTATTTGAAGATCGGAAGACGTCACAAAATGGGTTGGTGGGATGGTAAAAGATGGGATGGATACCGCATTAAATACAAAGATAAAATTTTGTATTGGAAAAAATTCCCTGATGATTAATAATCAAATTTGAACCAAGGTTGGGATATATACCTTAAGCCCGCCTTTTTGCTTACACAGAGATTCTAAAACTAATTTTCTCTCTCTGTCTTAATAACCGTTCACTTGGAGTGACATGAGTGATTTAGACATCATAAATGATTATGACAAACATTATGTTGAATCATATGCTGCGTGGAATCCTTATTTCCCTCTAGCTGAAAGAGATATGCGTTTCTATCTCGGGGACCAGTGGGACGAGAAAGAGAAACAACTTCTATATAATGAAGGTCGTAACCAATTCGTTTTCAACAGAATACGCCGTAATATCAACTTGTTAACTGGTTATCAGCGTAAGAATCGACTTAGTTCTATTGTTGTCCCTGTTGAAGATGGCGACCAAGATGTAGCCGATCAATTGAGCCAACTATTGCTTTACGTAATGCAGGCAGGAGATGGGTATCAATGCATTTCTGATTGCTTTGGTGGAGCGATCAAGACAGGATTTAACTTAGCGACTTTATGGGTAGATTACCGTGATGATCCAATCAATGGAGATATTCGCTTTAGCAGGGAACCTTATTCCGGATTCATCACAGACCCATATTTTACTCGTCTTGATTTTAGCGATTGCGGTTACATCCTTAGACGAAAATATTTAAATCCAGACCAAGTGGCTTCTTTGCTCCCAGATAGAGCAAAAGATATTATGCAGTTGCATAAGTCGGGCTGGTCTAGAGACGACAAATTTACGTGGCTTCCCTATCAGCGCCAACCCGGTGGTCAGGTGATGATGGCCTATGACGAATACACCCTCCAGAAATGGAAAAACGTAGACATGATTGTAGACATGGAGACGGGTGAATTCATTGAATGGGATGGCGACAAAAAGCGACTGAAAGAGTTTATAGCTCTTTATCCTAACCTGGAAATCGTGAAGCGTCCAAAGCGCTATATCGAGCAGCATATCATTGTAAACAACCAACTTATGAACACAGTTATCAATCCATTTGGACTTGATGAATATCCTTTTGTGCCATTTGTTGGACAGTTCGAACCGGAATCGGATCTCTGGGAACTCAAAATGCAATCCCTTGTCCGTTGTCAGATTGATCCACAACGCGAAGCAAACCGAAGACGCTCTCAAATGATCGATTTGCTTGATTCTCAAATCAATTCCGGATGGATAGCTGACGAAGATAGTGTGATTAACCCTCGCTCACTCTTTCAGTCAAGCCAAGGTCGGGTCATATGGCGGAAAAAATCTGCCAATCCTGGATCAATTGAGAAGATTCCCCCGGGACAAGTTCCTCCGTCGATGTTTCAGCTTCAAGAACTGTTTGACAGAGATATGATGGAAATTCTAGGGGTTAATGAAGCCTCCTTCGGAGTTAGCGATAATCCCCAAGAATCAGGCGTTTTGATGATAATGCGGCAAAGCGCCTCGGTTGTTAACGTTCAAGATGTCTTTGACAATCTTCGATATAGCCAAAAACAAATCAGCAGAAAAATTCTTAAGCTCATTCAAAATTGGAGTCCTGGCAAAGCAAGCAGGATAATTAACCAGCAATTGAGTGAGCAATTCTACAATCGAGACGTAACCAAATATGATGTTGCAGTCCAAGAAGGCGTATTAACCGATACCCAACGGCAAATCTACTTTAAGCAACTTGTCGATCTGAAACAATTAGGCGTACCTGTATCCGGAGAAATGCTTGCAAAAGCAGCGCCTCTACAAGGAAAAACCGAATTTAACAAACAGCTAGCCGAGCAAGAGCAACAACAAGCTCAAGCAGCTCAAATGCAGGCACAAGTCCAACAAGAATTGTTGCAGAAGCAAAGCCAAGCTGCCCAAGCCAAAGCCATTAGCGATATTGCCCTGTCCAAGGAACGTTTTACAAGGGCTGTTGCCAACATGGGACTTCAAGAGGAGCGCCAGGCCCAGTCCGTACAAGATCGTTCAATGGGGGCCTTAAATAGGGCCAAGGCGATGAAGGAACTTTCATCCATGGATGACGACCGTCTCATGAAGTTCATGACTATAGTCCGGATGATGGAAGAAATCAACCGTGGCGAAGAGCAAAGGAATAAAGTTGAAGACGTCGCAATCACTGAAGAGTCTGAAAAGATGAACGCAGCTTTTCCAGATGTCCAAACAATAAGTCCACAAGAGCAAATGCCCATGCAGGGCCAACAACCTATGAATTTTTAGGAGAATCACATGAAAAATATGAAAGAAAGTGTCAAGTCATGGAACGAGCAATACATGAAGGGCATGAGTGCTGGTAAGGGCATTATGGGCCAAGCTGGCAAGGTCGAATCTATTCCTACCATGACCGAAGACCAAGACATGAGCCGAGTCCGCGAATATTCTTGCGGAGACAAAGGCTATTCTAGCAAAGCTTTTGATTATAAATATTAATTGAAAAATTATTATGGCACAACAAACTGGCGAAACTAGAGATGCAATAATCGAAGACGATAATAAAATGCTTCAAGAAATCTTGATGGCTAATAAAAATCGTAAAGAACCTTATTACGTTCTGTTATTTGCAAAACCTAGCAAAGGTAGCTTAGATGGGAAACCAACCCTTGTAAAGCATATGAAAGCATACGCCCAGCGTCCGCCTTCCTATGTGGGTGCTGTAATTGGAAAAGTTGATAACAAAACGGGCGAAATAGAATGGGAGGTCAACCAACCTCAAAGACCATTTGATTATGGAGCCTTAGATAAATTAGGAGCAAAACCAGGTGAAGAAGTGGTCATAGAAACTACAACTATCCCCTGGGCTTATGTAACACAATAGTGCCGCCGACTTAGCCAGAACCACTATAGGGCTAGACGGGCGCAAAGGGGCTTACACGCGATGAGCGAAGAAGAACTACAATCTACGGGCGTTAATCCGGAGGCCGCCGCTCCAACATCTGATGCGCAGAATGATTCTCAAGCTGAGCAAGTTGAGAGAGAACAATCTGTTCCTCTTTCGGCTTTGCAATCAGAACGAGCACAACGGCAACAGGTGCAAGACGAACTTAAGATGATGCGGGAGCATTTAGCTCTCATCCAAGCCAATCAATCATCTCAGTCTCAACAACCTAAAGATGATATTGATAACCTCTCTGATGATGACGTTTTGACCGTTGGGGAAGCTAAAAAATTCCTTAACAAAATGAACCGTCAATATCAGGGAAGTTTAGAAGAACTTCGGATGACGCAGAAGCATCCTGATTATCAAGAAGTAGTCACAAAATATTTACCAGACGTAATTAAACAAAATCCGAGATTAGCCCAGACTTTGCAAATGTCTCAGGATTATGAACTTGCTTACCAATTAGCGAAAACATCGGAAAAATATCAGTCCGACCACCGAAAAGCTAAGAAAAGCGCGGATGCTGAAAGAATTCTACAGAACTCCCAGCAACCTGGCGCTCTCTCAAGCGTAGGTCAAGCTTCTCCGATCAACACTGCTAAACGTTACAAGGACATGAGCGATGAAGACTTCCAGCGCGAAGTTGCGCGAAATTTCGGCTATGCATGAGGAATAAAAAATGACAATTACTACTACTGCCGTTCTTCCTCCAGCTGTTAGAGAATACTACGACAGGCTTAACATAAAGGGTCTGTATAAATCTCTTTTAATTGACTTGGAAATCCTACAACAGGATGACAAGGCGCAAGCAATCTTAGGATGTGCAGCGTGAACGACTTAACAAAGAGACTCCGAGAGGAGAAGCGAAAGTCTGAACATGACTATAGTTGTCTTAGAAAGGTCATGAAGAGAATCCGAAGTGGTTCTCTCGCCATTATATTTTCTTTAATATTTTGGTCAGTAAATGCTTACGCATCGAATGTAACAGATTGTTTGTTGATGACCGCGTATCCTACGCTGGTTCATACTAAATTTGCTCAGCGAAGGATTCTCCCAGCTAAGAACGGTGACACGATCGTCTTTAGACGATATAGCAGATTGGCTACTGTGCCAATCCCACTGGTTGATGGCGTAACCCCTCCAGGGGCGCCGCTGTCTGCTACAGACATTAAAGCACGAGTTGATTTTTACGGCAATTTCGTGACCATTACAAATCAAGTCGAGCTGACGGTTGAAGATAGGGTATTAAATGAATCTAGTAGATTACTAGCTCAAAACTTGGCACAAACAATGGATGAAGTCACTCGAGACGTTCTCGCCTCGACTAGCTCCGTTCTACAATGTGCCAATGGTACTAACGGTAATACACCTACTGAACTAACCAAAGCTGATATTGATATTGCAGTAAGAACTTTGCTTTCTAATGATGCTGAGATGATTTCTGAAGTTGTAACGGGCACCAATGCTTTCGGTACAACTCCAGTTCGACCAGCATTTTGGGCGTACATCGACACTGATTTAATTGATGACCTTGAAAACGTGGCTAACTTTGTACCAACTTCCGCATATCCAGGACAGCAAACTGTGTTGGATGCTGAATGGGGATCTACTGCTAATGTACGTTGGCTATATACGTCAGTAGGAAGCGTTTCGAGCGCATCTCCTGCTGTGTATAACAACTTCATCATCGCTAAAGAAGCTTATGCCGTTGTGCATCTACGCAGCGAAACTGGCGAATTCTACGTTGAACCGCTTGGATCGGCTGGATCAGCTGACCCATTGCATCAGCGCGGAAGTGTGGGTGAAATGTCAGCCCACAATAAATTTTCTCTGATTGACTTGGAAGCCTACGGCGAGAGCTACGGTGACAGGGCGCAAGCTGAGCAATTTGCTCTTGCAGCGTGAACGACTGAGTGAGAAGACCGCGCAAGCGGAAGCGACAGTCTGAACTCGCGAGGAAACCGCGAGAGGAAAAGTCGAAGAACTTTTCCCGCCTAGGAGACTAGGTCATAAAAGTAACAGAATAGTGGCAACACCCATTTGTAGCTAGGATTTTAAATGACGCGTTTATGTTGAACCTAACCGCAACCCACACATAATGAGGTACATATGAGTCAGATACGCACTTTCACGTGGACCAACCCAAACCCAGCTGTTGCTCACAACCTCAATGTTGGTTTTACAGTTGCAGAAATTACCACCGTTGACACTACCAACGGCGGTTCTTGGTATTGGAATGACCAAATGGCCGACGCTTCTTCGCTCGACGTAGATAGCGGCGCTTATTCTGGATCCAATGGCTTTACGCCATTATCCCAAAGTTCAGCCTTTGGCGCAACAATTAGTGGCTTTACCAATGCTAGTCCTGGTGTCATCACAGTGAATGATACCGCTACGTTTGGCTTTGCCGCTGGCGATACTATTAAAGTAGCCGATATCGCTGATGATGGAACTGGAACAAATAGTTTAAATAATACATTTGTTATTGCTTCCATTACAGCTACTACTATTACAACCACAACCGATACATCGGTTACTGGCTATAGTGTTTACGTTTCTGGTGGAATTGTAACCCGCGTTTCCGATTCTTCGGGCGCTGCAATTCCAACCGAAAACTTTTCAATTCGCGGAATCACCGTTGGAACCACCCCTGTTGGGGCAGCGAGTGCAGTTATGACCGCAGTTGTTAAAGGTAAAAACAGCGTAGTATAACGAATTTATGGGAGGGAGATGGCTCTCTCCCATTTGCTTACACACAGGAGAACCATGGCTGAATTAAATAATAAAGTCAGTGAATCTTTTTTGGCGGCCCTCCCAATCGTTGGGAATCAGCCGAAAAGCGAGAAAGAAGAAAAATTCTTAAGAGAAGTTTGCACCTACGAATTTTCTAATGTAGAAGAACAAGGACTTTCAGTGAAATTTCCATATGGAAGCACCAAAAATAAGCATACTTTCCAACTATTCCATGGCGGACGGTATCGCCTACCTAGATTTGTAGCTCGGTTTATCGAGTCTCGCGGCACACCTATGTATGACTGGAGACCAGATCCCCAAGGAACTGGACGAATGACTAAACAATTAGTAGGAACAAAATCTCGATTTCAGATGCGAGAAGTTTACGAATAGCAGATTTGAGGATTATCCATGGCCACTTGGGATCTTGCAGATATAAGGCGAAAAGTCAGACAAGTTACCGGAAGACTTTCTCCAGCAGAATTAAGTAACGATCAGATCGATGATTACATCAATCGATATTATCAATACACATTCCCCGCTGAAGTCAAATTGGATCGTAAGGAAACGTATTATGAATTTCTTACTACTCCTAACCAGCAACTTTACGCTTTTCCAGATTCAACTTACACCAATGTAGAGCCCCCATGTACCATGGACAATCTTACATTGCTCTATTATCAAAGCCCAGATGCTTTTGACCAAGATAATCCAGAGCAAGTAAGCAGGACCACGCCATGGACTGGAGATGGCGCTACTGTTACATTTTCAACCACAGTTACTGGTTTCCCTATCTTACCAGATAGTTTGGTCCTTACAGATAATACGGAGACCTTTGAAGATACCAATACGACCTATACTACATCAAATGTAACCTTGACGGGTGATGCTGGAGGAACGGCCACTATCAACTATTCGACTGGTTCGGTCTCTGTAACTTTTAATTCTGCTCCGGCAAGCGGACAAAATATTTATTTGTCTTACATTCTTTTCAACGCTGGTAGACCAACTGCTGTATTGAACTACAACAATCAATTTAAATTTTTCCCTGTTCCTGATACTGCTTACAGATTCCGCATCAAAGCTTATCAATACGTCACAGCACTAACTGCATCAACTGATACACCTGACTTACCGCAATGGGGTCCTTGCATCGCTTATGGCGCTTCTAGGGACATACATGCAGACTATGGCGAATTGGATGCCTACGGTGAGGTTACGGCTCTATACAAAGAGCAAGTTGCCTATGTGTTAAATAGAACAAACCAAAACCTGCTCAACACAAGAGCAGCCCCTTCATTCTGAGGTACTTATGGCATGGTTAATTACCGAACCCCAAGATACAACAAAAATTAGAGATTTAGGAACAGTTATTCGCCCGAACTGGGTAGCGATTGATCAAGCAGAAAGCACTTTCACACCAATAGCATTCAATTTTGCTAATAGAACACCGGACCCTGCACCCAATGATCCAGCGGCTATTGCTGATGCCTATATTCTCTATTGCAAAGATGATAGCGGAGGGGATCCAGAACTTTTTGGAATCGATGAAAGTTCAAATATCATCCAATTCACCAATGGGGCACCCACGGTCGCTCAGAATGGATTTTGTTTTCTACCAGGTGGATTATTCCTGCAATGGGGACGCGGATTAATTGCAGGTGGTGGAACAACCGCTGCGGTAGTATTTCCAACAGCATTCAGTGCTGCTGCTTATTCAGTTGTATCTACTCCTTACGATAATCCAATTACAGGATCAACGCCAAGAGAATGGGGAATACAAAATGCCAGTATCACAGCTAATGGTTTTACTGCGCAGTCATTTAATGGAGTTGTGCCAGGTGGAGGCGTTAATTTTGGTTGGATTGCAATAGGACCAGCATAATGAGCCTTAGTCCATATTTAATTACTCCTTTTCAGACTGGCTTAGATACAGATCTCGAGCCATGGCTTGCTCCTCCAGATTCATTTTCGATTCTTGATAATTTGCATGTTAAACATGGAAGAATAGAGAAGAGAGCTGGCTACAACATTTTTGGTCAGCTCACAAATCGAGTAATGGGCATTGCTCGAGTTATCAATAGTGATAACACAAAAACTATTGTTGCTTTCGATACGACGCGGGCCTATCGATATAATGGGGTTACAAATAGCTTTGATGTAATGGACGCAGCCGCCATTATGAGCAGCTCAGATACCGACTATGTCTGGGCTGAAAACTGGCAAAGTTCAGATATAGCGAATAGATTATACTTTACAAACGGGAAGGCTTACGATGGTGTATCCGTTGATGGTATCCGCTACTATACTGGCAGCGGTCTTGCTACTGTACTCTTCACACCAGATTTAAATTCTGGCGCGACTAGGATATTATATGGTGGAAAGCTTCTTTTCACTATAAAGCAAAGATTAGTTGTATTAAACACTTATGAATACAACACTGTAACTGCTACAACAACTAACTATCCCCAGCGAGCCCGCTGGTGTCAAGCTCAAGGCCCTTCGAATTGGGATGATATTACCCCTGGTGGAGGAGGTTATGTCGACGCACCCACTGGTGGTCATATCATCTCAGCAAGGGCTCTCCAAGATGCGATAATCGTATTTTTCACTGATGGAGTCTGGACTCTTCGACCTGTATCTGATCCGGCACTTCCATTTCGATGGGACAAAATCAATGACTTTAGGGCTTGTGATGGCAAAATGGCTTCTGTTGGATATGACCGTTACGTTACTTCTCTTGGTGTACGAGGGATTACGGCTACTGATGGCGTAGAAACGCGCAGAATAGATGATAGAATCAGCGACTTTGTAATTGATGCAATCAACGTCGATGAATTTGATAAAGTCTATTGTGCGAGAAGCTATTCAGATAAACGGTGGTGGACTTTATATGCAAATAATACTGACACAGAAAATAGTAAAGCTCTCATCTATGATGATGATTCTAGTTCCTTTTCCACCTATACTATTGCTCTTAACTGCTTAGGCTACGGAAATGCGGGATTTGATTATGGCTTAGATGATTTTACCGTAGCCAACAACCTAGATTGGACTCTGATTGATGGTCCTGGCGACTCTAATCTACAGGATTATTTCTGGCAGGATAATCAAGAGCTTCTTCTAGGGGGTGCTACTGATGGTTACATCTATCAACTTGAAATGGGCGGTGATGATAACGGATCAAATATAGACGCTGAGTTTTTAACCGCTGCCTGGAATCCATTCAAAGATCAGGGAGTCGAATGTCAAATGAGCTATATCGACTTCTTTATCGATACAGATACGCAAACTCAAGCAGCAATCGAGTTTTATAAAGATAATGAAATCTCTCCATATGCACTCCAATACTTAGATTTTCTCCCTAATCTTGGTTACATCGCAAGAATCATCAACGTTACCCAAGCAAATCCAGCCAATGTTAACGCTCCAGATCATGGTCTATCTACCGGTGATGTCGTTTATATCTACGGCGTTCAAGGAATGGTCGAGCTCATAGATGGCCCCCATACAATCACAGTTGTGGATACAAACCACTTCACTCTAGACGGGATCGACAGCACAGCTTTCACAGCTTACACAACAGGCGGTCAAGTCGTAGAAAGACGATTTTATAAAACTAAGACATGGAAACGGGCTTACGCTGGCGCTTATGGCTACCAACACAGAATTAGATTCACAGCTCTAGGTGGTAATAGGCCATTTCGTATCCATGCTTTTAAACCTTATTTCAGACCAAGGGGTCGTAGGACGGTGGAATAATGACATTACCGTCAAATATCAATTTTCCTCTCAGAGTCGATTTTACAGAAATCGAAGATGTTGATCGCTACATGCGAGATCTCACCTTTGAAATTCAAAATATGTACGAAGAGCTTGCACAAGGAATCAATGGGGATATTAAAGGCGACGCGTTCACGCAGAAAGAGAACTGGACGCCAACTTTAGATGGTACAGCGATAAGTGGAACATTCACTTATGATCATCAGATCGGTTGGGCGTATCGTCAAGGATTAATGGTGGATATCTGGTTTGACATCTCATGGAGTGATCCCGGGATCTCGGCCGGAAATTTGTACTTACAACTTCCGTACAAAGTTGCTAACAGCAATCAAAAGCCATTTTCGGAAGTGATGCAGACTTCAAATATTTCATACGGCGCTGGAAAGAGTCTATTATCGATAAATGCAATACCTAACACTTACCGTGGGGAAATTTGGGCATCTGGGAGCGGTTTAGCAACGGCTAATCTGAGCGTTCCTACATCTGGTCAGCTGATAGGACATTGTCGTTATCTGGGGGTCCAAAATGAGCCCTAAGAAAGATATTGACAAATTGAGATGGATTCGCGTTTTTACACCTGATCATATCCCCAAAAAACTCGTTGAACAAGTTAGAGATCGAGATTATTCAGTAGAAGATTTTTATAAATATCATCAGTCATCTTGCTTAGTTCAGACTCAAGACGGAATAAAATTGAATCCTCTTTCACACCTCTACGTTCTTGCTGACGATGAAAATCTAATCCAAGGTTTCCTTTGGTTCACTGTCGATCCATTAGCTAAAGACATCGTTGTACAGACCTATAGTGTTGAAAAAGACTATTGGGGAGGAGGTCTAGCTGTAGCGAAACTTGCGAAACATATTAAAGAAATAAAGAAAAAAGCAGATCTAAATAAAGTGTATTGGGTAACAAACTATCCAAAACATAGCCAACGCTACGGGTTTAAGAGATCTGATTCAATTTTGATGGAATATACAGGAGAGGAAGAAAATGGGTTCAACAATGATGGGAAAACAGGGAACAACGGACCTGTTGACTCCGGAGCAAAAAAAGTTTCTGAGTGATGCCTTGGGTGGCACAGGGATGGCTGGAGGAGCTTACTCACAGTTTTTAAATCCACAAAATTACGAACAACAATTCCAAGAGATGCTTGTTGAGCCTACCACACGAGCATATTTGCAACAAGTGGTCCCTGGGCTACAACAACGCTTTGTAGACGCAAATGCGGGCTCTTCATCGGCACTAAACCAAGCACTTACCCAGGGCGCCCAAGATTTGTCATCGTCTCTAGGGACGCAGTATTTGAACTTCCTGCAGGGTCAGCAAGGAAATACGCTTTCTGCGCTAGGACAGCTTGGAGGACTTGCGCAGGCGCATACCTTCCAGCCTTACCAGCAACAAGGATTAGCAGGACCATTGATAGGTGGTCTTGGTTCAGTTTTAGGTGGTTATTTAGGCGGACCCTCTACCGCATTGGGGTCATTAGGGAAAGGAATAGCTGGTCTTTTCAATTCTAGCGGGGACCAACGTGGTCCATCGCGTGGTGGCGGATATTAATTTATAGGAGAAGTCATGCAAATCATACCACACCCACTAGCTGGCGGTCTCCAGCAGGCTTTGGCGAGTATAGGAGCTGGTTTAGAGAGGCGGGGGGAACGCCAATTTGAGCAGCAGAAAAAGCAGCTAAAATCATCTGCATTAGAGCAAGCTTTTCAAAAAGCTTTTGTTGATCCGAATACGGGACAATTTCTGGAACCAACAGAACAAGGAGTTTTGGGTTTTTTACAAACGGCCCAAAAAGCAGACATACCAGCCAGTGAATTAACACCATATGTGAATTTCCTTGCTCCACAAATCAAACAAAGAAGCAAAATCGAAGGAACTAATGATATATTAAATCAAGTTTATGGTGGCAGAAATGATGG